TGGTCGGGGCGTGGAGCGTAAAGTCGATCATGTCGTCATCGCCTGGAGCTGGGCGTTGGTCTTGCGGACGTTGTAATAGGCGATGCCGCCGATATGGCCGTTGAACCACTGGCTCGCACCATCGCGCTGGCCGATATTGAGTTGGCTGACGGTGGGCACGGTTCCAGCGGCATCCGTGCCGACAATGCTGCCGCCCGAGGCAAAGGCGAAGTCGTTGGCGGCAAAGGCATAGCCGAGCTTGGCGGTTATCGCCGCGCCATCTGCGCCTTGGGCGATCAGGGCCTGCGCAACGCTTGTCGTGATCGTGCCCGCGGACCAGCGTTTGCCGACGGCAGCTCCTGTCGCATCGCTCTTCTGGAGCTGGTGAACATTGGTCACTGCCGCGACGTCCGCCCCCAGCACGGTGGCAAGCTGGCTGTAATCCCCCGGTGGCGTTGCCTGCGTAACGAAACTGCCGGCCGCCTGGTTGTACCATGACGAGAAGTTGGTCCCGGTCATCACCGCGACGTCGGCGGCGCGGGTTACTGTGGCGGCGGTGGTCGGGATATAGCTGGTCGGGCCTGGGTAGCCCGGCGTGGTCAACTCGCACTGGCCGCCCCAGACATAGATATTGCCGCTATTGCCCGCGACATTGTTGCGCAGAGCGATATTGGGCGCGCTCGTCCCATTCACCGTGACGACGTAGACCAGCCGCGTCCATGCCGTCGAACTGATTGGCGTATCAACCGTACCGGTGGTGGCGGTGCCGTCAAAATAGGACAAGCGGATCGACGATGCTCCGGTCTTGGCCATGACATAGATCGAACTGGCCCAGACCTGTCCGGCACTGATCGCCCCCAGGATCTGATAGAAGGCGCCGGCCACGCCGATCGCGCCGCCGTCGGTTCCCATCGCGACCTCATAGGCGCTCAACGTGCCATCGGGTGCGGCGACCGGAGCCGCGCCGATCTTGGCCGCGCCGGCTCCGATAACCGCCCAGGCGGCGTTCGCCATGGTCTGCGATTGCAGGACGACATTGGTCCGCGTTTCCTCGATCAGCAGGCCGAGCGGTGCGAGGGTGACGGGATCATAGCCGAAGCGCGGTGCCCCCGAAATCGCGCTCTGGATTAGGCCGTTGCTGCCGACGAATGTCGCGGTCGAGGCGCGGGTGTAGGTGATCGTGCCGGGCAGCGAGGATGCGCCGGCAAATGACAGGTTGAGGGTCTGGGTCGGGTCGGCGGCGACCCGGTTGAGCAATAACTTGAAGTCCTGCATCCGGCTCATCAGCCAAACGCCACGATCCCGGTTGCCGTGGTGTTGGTCGCCATGACATTGCCGGACGAGAACGGGACATATTCACCGGCGGTAACGGCGATCGTCACCGCCGCGCCATCGGACGTCCCTTTAAGCGCGAGATTGCCGGCGCCGCCGATGCGTAGATAGTTCGTCGTCACCACCGTCGAGTCCGACGGCGTGATCGCCCGGACGCTGGCGACCGTCCCGCCGGTCACCCCGCCGACCGGGGCGCCGGTCGAGTCAACCTGGGTGAAGGCCGGGATGACCGCGGAGCGCGCCACGCCGGCATCGTCGGCGAGGGACTTGAGGAAGCCGACAAAGCCGCGCCGGCCGGTGTAATAACCTATTGGCATATTCTCAGACTCCTACCTTGGCCTGCCCTGTTGGGCTTGCGGCTTTCGGAGATCTCCGGGTGCGGGCAGCGTGGAGGCTGAACGGGGATCGATCCCGCACCCGAAGCAGCTTAAGCGGGCGTAACCGGCGCGACCACGTCGCGGTTGACCGGATTGGTGTAGTTCGGCCCGGCGCTGGTCACCTCATAGGGTGTCGCGATCCCCAGCCGGGTGCACAGCACATTGACGATGTCCGTCCGGTTCTTGCCCGAACGCTCGGTCTCCAGGAGCCCGGCGATCTGGCCCTCGGTCAAGGCCGTGGCGTTGGGATCGGGGCTGCCGTCCGGCAGCTTTCCGTCAAGGCTGTTGGCCAGCACCTCGGGCGGCTGCTCGAGCAGATATGCCAGGTTCATGACATCGGCCGAGACCGCGATCCGCTGCACCTCGGGCTCGGCCGGTATCTCGCCCTCGCGCGCGCTCGCGGTCGGCGGGGCGGCCTTCGCCTCGCTCTTCGCTTCGTGCTTGGTGTCGTCGTCATGCTTGGTGTCGGCCATTTCAGTTGCTCCGTGCGTGGTCAAGTCGTTGAAATTGCGCTCAGGTTTGTGAAAATTCCTCGATTCCGGCCATTTCCGGCTGCAACAGAACCAACCCAAAAAACACATCAAACCGATATTTGGTCGACAGATCGTTGATCGCGCCCTGACGGGCCATGGTGACGGTGATGCCGGATTCGGTCGTCTCGGACATGATCGCCATGCCGCTATCGGGCGCCGGGGCGTATTTGCCCGGGATGATCTCGAAGCAGTCGTCCTGCCAGAACGGATTGACCGGGGCGGCCACCGTATTGAGGAAGGTGATGACGGCGCCGTTGATCGGCGTGCCGACGCAGTTCTGGTATTGCAGCTCCGGGTCGGTCGCGCCCGAGCCCGAGATGATCGGCGGGCTGATCTTGATCGTGCCAGAACCGCCAGCACCAGTGACGATCGCGGCGACCCGGAAGGTCTTGAGGCTGCCGGTATCGGCCTTGGTGATGTGGTGCGCCTCGTTGACCCCGGCGATGGTGAAGGCGTCGCCGACCTTTACCGTGCCGGAAGTCACCGCGATGGTGATCGTCTGGTAGCGGTTGTCGACGTTGTGCCGGCCGCCGTTAGCGTCGACCGTGGTCGAGACCGGGGTATAGAACAGCGGCGAGCCGCTGGTGATCGAGACGGTCACACCGGCCGCCGCGGTCAGGCGGTAGGCATAGTCCAGCTTATAGGTGTCGAAGCCGGCGACGTTGCCGATATAGGCCTTCTCGTAAGCCGTCTGGACCTTGCCCTGGACGGTCTGGCGATTGGCGAGGTTCGACGCCATGCTGTTGTAATCGCTTGACGAATAGCACGCCTTGCGGTCGTTCATCGGGACCCCGACGCGGTTCATCGCGGTATCGATCGCGGCAACGTCGTCAAAGCCGGCGGCGGCGGTCGTGCGCTTGACGACGATCGTGCCTTCGAGCGCGGCCTTGTTCGAGCAGTCGACGTTGATGTCGCTGGCAAGCCGCTGGAGCGCGGCGGTGCCGAGCCGCTCTTCCTGGAGCATGTCGCGCAGCTCGGTCGCCGACAGCGTCAGCGGGACCGAATGGCTGAGGTTGATCGACGCCGGCACCGACAGCTGCGCGTAGGACCGCGCGAAGTTCGATGTCTGGTCGAGCCCAGTGAATGACTGGGCGATATAGGGCTGAGGCCGCCAGAAGGTGTCGCCGGTTCGCGCCGCCATAACCGGGTCGACGTTGTTCTTCTTGAACAGCTTGGAGATGACCAGCGCATCCTCGAAGCCGGCGAGGGCTTGATCAAAGGCAACGATTTCGCTGCGGCTGAAAGTATTGGCCACGATTACAGGTCCTTAGCTGAGGTTGGGGTCAAGCCTCGCGTTCCACGCGGGTCGACGCCGTAACCTCTGCATTCTCAGGAGCAGGACCTGGGGTGGCGTAGGCCGATCATGCCCCAACTTGCCAGGCCCCGCAAGGCCGGCAGCAGATCAGCGCCTAGGCAGCCCGCGCCTTGGCCCGCTTCGCCTTCAGGAACGCCATCAGCGCATCCTGCGCGCCGGGCTTGCCATCGTCGACCGCCTTCTCCAGCCGCGCCCGCTGCTTGTCGTCGGGCACGGTGCTGAGCGGCGCCGAGCCGCGCAGGATCTCCTCGGCCTTCGCGCCGCTTTTTCGTTTCGCAACCATCTTCACGCCTTTCGAGAGGTCCCACAGGTCGAACAGCGCCTGCACGGGATCGGCTTTCGCCGCGGTGGTGATCTTCTCCAGCAGCGCCGGATGGGCGTGGAGCGCCTTGACCAGTGCCGGCGCGCGCTCGCCGAAGTACATCGGGATCGCATTGCCCAGCACTGGCGGCAGGGCGGCGCCGACCGCTTCCTCGGCTTCCTGGTAGCCCGGCACGCCGAGCTTGGCGGCATTGGCCCGCATCACCGCCAGCGATGTGTCGAACCGCTCCCGCGTCCGCTGCTCGGCGGCCTGCGCCTCGGCCCTGCGATTGTCGATCGCCGTCTTCCTGGCGTCCCATGCGGACTTCGCCGCATCGTAGACATCCGTGTCGCCGTCGCAGTCCTCCCACAGGTCGGGCTTGGGGCCGAGCTCCTCGACCGCGGCCGTCTTCTGCTGGCTCTCCAGTTCCTTGACCCGCCGCGCCAGTTCGCGCTCGCGGTGGCGCAGCGAGCGGATGACCGGGGTTTCCTCGACCGCCGGCTCCTCCAGCCCCTCGACCTCGACGACCATCTCGTCATCGTCGTTGTCGCTTGGCGTGTCCTCGCCGTCCTCGCCTTCGGGCTTCGGCTCGGGCGTCTCGCCATCGTCATCGTCGTCCAGTTCGACCTCGACCTGCTTGTCATCGTCGTCTTCGTCGTCGTCTGTCATGCCTGCTTCTCCCCGGCCTTGGCCTCGGGCTTGGCGGGCGGCGCTGCGGCTGCGGTTGCCGCCGCCCCGATCGGCAGGACCGCCGGCTCGGGCGTCGCGCAAGCCTCGGCCGGCGTGTCCTTCCAGCCGTCGTCGATCGCCGCCTTCTCTGCCGCCTCGTCCTCGATGCGCTGCACGTCGCAAAGGTATTTGTTCTCGATCTTCAGCGGCTTGTCGGCGAGCATATGGCCCTGGCCGGTGCCCGCCTTGAACATAAGTTTCGGGTAATCGCTCATGCCGCCTCCTCGCACCTGACTTCGAACAGATCGAACATGCTGCCTTGGCGTTGGGCGTCCTCGATGCGCTTGCAGGCGATGTCGAAATACTTTGGCTCGCGTTCGATGCCGATGAATTGGCGGGCCATCTCCATTGCGGCCACGCCGGTTGTGCCGCTGCCCATATAAGGATCTAGAATAGTTATGGCGTCGGCCGGAAGCCGACCCAAGCACCACTTCATTAAAGCCAGCGGCTTCTGCGTCGGGTGTTCTTTTTCTTCAGCGGCAGATGGGGAGTAATCGAAAACTCGGCACGCTTCTCGCCACTGCGAGGTCCATGCTATCTCGCAATCATTGAAGTGCATGTTGCGGATATATTTATTCCAGACGAACATTTGCTTCGTGCGCGGCAGGTGGTCGAGCAAATAGTTGCCGCCCCAGATAATCTTGTGATTGCCGGCAGCGAGTATCGCGGCGACATCATC